CAGATAGGTGAACGACTTATGAAACTAGGTTGGAAACCTAAAAAGAAAACAGATAAAGGTCATGTAATTGTAGATGAAAAAGTTTTATCTGAAATAAAAAATATACCAGAAGCTAAATTAATAAATGAATTTCTTATGCTTCAAAAAAGAATTGCCCAAGTTTCCTCCTGGGTTGAAGCTATTAAGGAAGATGGGAGAGTGCATGGTAAAGTAATTACCAATGGAACAATTACTGGAAGGATGAGTCATCAAGCACCCAACATGGCTCAGATTCCTGCTGTGTACTCACCTTATGGAAAAGAATGTAGGCAGTTATGGATTGTTGAAAAAGGATATAAATTAGTAGGGGTTGATGCTAAAGGTTTAGAAATTAGAATGTTAGCCCACTACATGAACGATAAGGAATACACACATGAAGTCATTAATGGAGATATACACACAGCAAATCAAGTTGCTGCTGGTTTGGAAACAAGAGATGCAGCGAAGACTTTTATCTATGCTTTCATCTATGGAGCAGGTTCAAAAAAAATCGGAACTATCATTGGAGGTAATGAAAGAGATGGAGAAAGAGTTAAAGAAAAGTTTCTTAGAGCAACACCAAGTCTTAGAAGCTTACGAGAAAAAGTGGATGCAATTACTTCAACCAACAGAAGGTGGCTCAAAGGACTTGACCAAAGAAAAATAATAGTTAGACACCCTCATGCAGCTTTAAATACCCTATTACAAGGGGCTGGGGCTTGTGTTATGAAGGTTGCGTTGACATTGCTAGAACAATATGTTATAAATAAACGAATCAAAGCTTATCCTGTAGTAAATGTACATGATGAATTTCAGTATGAAGTTGAAGAAAATAGAGCAGATGAGTTTGGTAAATTAGCTGTACAAGCAATTAGAGATGCTGGTACAAAATTAAAATTAAGATGTGAATTAGATGGAGAATATAAAATCGGAAATAACTGGGCAGAAACGCATTGATACAATAGCTGACGATATTAAAAAGTTAATAGCTGATATTGCAAATGGTAAACCTGCACCAATAACAGAAGAGAATATGAATACATTCCTTAATTATATTAAGGAGTCTATCTTAGCTTGGAATACACCACCTAAAAAAGAAAGATATGATGGTAGTCTAAGAATGAGTATACTTGGTAAACCTGCAAGACAATTATGGTATGATAAGAACTCACCTAAAGAAACAAAAGAATATGATGCTAGTAATAATTTAAAATTTTTATATGGACATATTGTTGAACATTTAATTTTATATTTAGCAGAATTATCTGGACATAAAGTAGAAGATAGACAAAAGAAAGTTAAGGTAGATAAAGTTAAAGGACATATAGATTGTAAAATAGATGGTGAAATTTGTGATGCTAAGTCTGCATCATCATATAGTTTTAAAAAATTTAAGAATGGTGAATTATTAAATGATGACCCTTTTGGGTATCATGCCCAGCTATCAGGATATGAAGAAGCAGAAGGAACTAAAGCTGGAGGTTTCTTAGTTGTTGATAAATCAAATGGTGATATATGTTTTTATAAACCAGAAGAGTTAGCTAAACCAGATGTAAAATCTTTAATAAAAGATTTAGAAACTAAGTTAGCAAGTGATACACCACCAGAAAGATGTTATGATTTAAAGGTAGAAAAGAATGGTAATAAAGCTATAGCTGTTGGTTGTCAATTTTGTATTCACAAGTTTGAATGTTTTAGAGATGCTAATAAAGGTAAAGGTTTGAGAGTGTTTCAATACTCAAACAAAAAAGTTTTCTTAGCTGATGTAGTTAAAGAACCTAATGTAGAAGATATAACAAAACAATTTGAAGATGGAATTAAAGCACAAACATTTGCTAGTTAGAGCAGAAGTATTAGAACCTCCTAAAGATTTAAAATCTACTAGGAAGTGGACTAGAAATTTAATTAAAGCTATTGATATGAAAATCTTAGCTGGTCCTTATGTAAAATATTGTGAAGTAAAAGGTAACAGAGGTATTACTGCTGTTACCATAATTGAAACTTCACACATAACTTTACATTCATGGGATGAATTAAGTCCTGCATTAGTACAGCTTGATGTTTATAGTTGTAAAGAATTAGATGAGAAGATTGTATTTGATTATCTCTATAAGTTTCAACCAGTTAAAATGTCATACAGATATTTTGATAGAGAAAATAATTTTAAATTAATTAGTTTAGATAAAGATGAAAATAAATAAAAAAGATTACGAAGTTATATATGATTGTATAGTATCAGAGCAAGTATCACCTGATAGAATTGCTAAATATTTTGAAGATAAAAAGTTTCTAAATTACTGGAGGAAAAGAAATGAATACAAAAAAGATGAGTAAAATTAGAAATAAAGCAAAAGCTATTCTTGTTGAATGGTTAAAAGGTTTGTTAAATAAAGAAGAACAACAAAAAGTTAATGTAAAAAATATCTTAACTTTATTACCTAATCAAACTCATTACTGGCAAAATACAACATTAAGATTACAACCATGGTCTTATAAGTGGGTAGTAAAAAAATTAAAACACAACCCTGAGTTGACAATAGACACATTAAATGATATGTTGCAACCAACAGAACAACAATTAAGAAGAAATAAAATGATAGAGGAAGGACCTATTAAGAATGACAAATAAAGATATGTTTAAAGGTATAACTTATAGTTCACTAGAAAAACAAGTTGGTGGTAATCATTATGCTAAAATGAAAATACAACCTGCAGAATTTATTAATGAAAATAATTTATTGTTTGCAGAAGGTAATGCTATTAAGTATATTTGTAGACACGCAGTTAAAGGAAAACAAAAAGATATTGAAAAAGCTATTCACTATCTTGAAATGATAATAGAGAGGGATTATACATGAGTATATCAGAAGCTGAAATAAGGCAGTTAGAAAAAAGGGCTAGAGGTTTAAGAAGACTTATTGCTTCCTTAAACGATTTAAATATGTATGGGATTAATTCACATATAGATAGAATGTTATTTGAAAAAATAAAAGATTTAAAAGAACATTTAAAAAAGAAAATTACATCCAACAATGTAAAGTTAAATGCTTTTTATTCTAAAAGTATAGATAGTTTAGTTGATGATGATTATCAACAAGGTGAAGTTAGAACTGAGTCAAGTTTTGTAAGTAAAGATTATAGCGAAGACCCAGGTTCTTTTTCTAAAGACTTAGAACACCATCAACAAACTGATAACAACAATCATAATCAAGATATATAATGTCTAATATATTAGGTATGGATGGTAAACCAAAACAACCTACTGGTCCAGTTTATAATATGAGATTGTGTTTAGTTGGTCAAGAAGATATTGATATAAAAAATGTACATACTTTTGGTATTGCTGAAGATGGATTCTTCATGGTAAAAAGCTATGATAATTTAAAACTGCCTGTGTTTATGACTAATCCTATGAGAGTAAAAAGTGTAGAGGTATATAAAGATGGAGATAAACCTGTAACAAAATTAACAGGAGCAGATGAAGATGATGATTTAATTATAGATTTATTAAGGAAGAGCAATGCAAGTCAACCCAAAAATCCGAAAAGCTAATAGTAGAAGTAAAAGAAGAGAAGCTATGTTAATGGGTTTTAAACTCATTATCAATAATCAAGGACAATTTATTACTGAAATAAAAAATTATCCTTTAGATAAAGTTTCTGTACATTTTTCTAAAGAAAACTCTGGTGTTATTACAGCTATGTTAAGGGAAAGTAAAAGTAATTTTGAAAGACTATCAGAAAATTTAGAAAAAATAGCTAGAGATGTTTTCCATACTTAAACATCATCTTGTTCTACTGCTATACAATTATATTTAGTTGCTAAATGAAATTCATTCATATCTGCAATACCTTCTGATTGCAATAAATTCATACTTTGTATGTGAGCAGCGACTACACATTCATTCCAACTATTATATAATTTAGTATTTTCAATTGAAGGTTTACAAACTCCAGTTAAAAAAGAACACACCTGTATTATTAAAATAAATTTAGTCATTAATTACTTTCACTATTTTTTTAGCTCCCATGTAAATTTCAGTTTCTACTTTTAATTTTTCACATTTAAATATAACTGATTGAGGATTAACTTCACGCATTGCCAGTCTCTTAGATGTTAAACATTTTGATAGTGTATCTTTCGGTGTATATTCTATCATAGCACCATTTAAATACATTGTCAATACGAATAATGTCTCTATCATTTTTTCCCCTTACATTTACACTTCTTGCCAAAAATATAGCTAAGTAATTTAATGATTTGTTTTACCATTTCTTATCAATTTCTCTACATCTGTCTGTAGTTTTGAAACTTGTTCTTTTAAAAAGTCTATATTTACTGCATTATGTCTCATGCTTTTTAGTTCTTTTTCAACATCTTCTAGTAGACCACTCATGTGTTCTACAAGCATGAAGAGTTCAGCTTCTCCAGAAGATTGTCCTAATTCTCCTCTAGGATATTTAATTCTAAATTCTGTGTTTTGTTCTAAATCTTTTGACATCAACTCTAATGTTGTTTGATGTTTATTTAATCTTTCTACAATACCAAAGTAACTCCATACACCTACAGATATAGCGATAACTATACTAATTAAGTTTCGCATAGGCATACTTATTGCTGTTTTATCTGATATTTTCATTTATAAAAATCTTTGAATAACCAGTCCACATACTTCTTCCAAAGTTTCTTTAAAAACTTTTTCATAATATTTACCCATTGTTATTTAAACTTTTTCTTTGTTAATAAGTTGGTTACAGATATACCATAGTTCCCACCTACAACAATAAAAATTAGCCATAGATAAGCTTCTGGTATTTTTTTTAATTGTTCAAAGTAAAATTCTACTTTATCTAACATAACTTGGTCTCCATAAAAAACAGAGTAACCTAGTATTCCTAATGGTGCTAATATACC